AGGTAAAGTTATGGGATACTACAAAAATGAAAACATTAATACTAATGTAAACATCGAAATAGATGCTATGTCCAAAGAAGATTTAGTTAAAGAATTTGATCTTTTCTACAAAGAAAAGATGAAGGATGTTACACCTACAAAAGCTTCAATAAAATCAAAAGAAGAATCAAACCCTGATACTGATTCAGAGTCGCAATAAATCTATTAAATATTTTTTTTGGAAATTTTTTGGCTAGTGACCATTTGTTTGTCACTGCTTCGTATTGTTCCGCCATTTATTTCTCCTTGTGGGTTAGGCCCTCGTACTGGTGGTATCTCTTTCCATTTTACGTTAGGCATATTTTTTGTTAGCGTAGGATTAAAGTTTTTAATTTTGTTCATTTATTTTTTCCATCTTAATTATACACCCTTTTGGGAACACATTTCTATCACTAAATAACTCATCATTTACTTCATAAGATGCAAAAGTTCTTACGTTTTTTTTATCTTTGTTTAATAAATAAGCGTGAGTTACCATTATAGAAGGCATAAATCCTTCAGCTGTGTGTAAGTCTGCGTGCCCAGCGTCGCCTGTAATATCTGCCCAGGTAATTTTATAGAAGTAATATCTTTTCTTTTTGATTGTGATGCATTTGTATTTAGATTTTTTAGGATATCTCATAATTATCTTATACTGTATAGGGGGATTTTTGGGCAAAAAAGTTTTTCAAAATAAAAAAAAGGTCGCGCGCGTCGAGTAGGGTAAAAACGTAAGCTGTGCCACGGTAGAAATTTTCATTTGCTTAAATAAGCTAGCAATACCAACAACCTGTGCCACCTGTGCCACGGGAAAAAATTCTCTTGGCACACTTACTATTGGCTTATACCAACACTTCTAGTCTAAAAACGTATGCTGTGCCACTGTGCCACCGACTTTTTTTTGATAGAAAAAAAAACTAATGCCCCCAGATCTCCACTTACCTTGGCACACTATCTATTTTTCATACCCATTTTTGTCAAAAATGTGACAGTTGACCCATTTGTGCCACAATTGATTATCTTTTTAACTCCAGATCCTTCTATATCTAAAGTTGCATAAGGCTTCCACTCTTTACGAATTAGATTTAGTTCTAAAATCAGATTCGACCATTGCTTCTGCGTTATGTTTTCGCTCGTTATAGTCACCTTTTTCATAATCTATACACAATTTACCTTCTAAATGGTCCAGTTCGTGCTGTATGCACCTGGCTGCTAGATTGTAAAATGTTTTTTGTTGCTCCTTTCCTTCTTCATCTTGATACTTTAGAATGATTCTAAGGTCTCTTCTAACTTCTCCTGTTTTACCTGGAGCTGAAAGACAACCTTCATTATCACATAATGTTTCAGTAGATTTCTTAACAATTTCTGGATTAAAAAAAACTTGGGGTTTATCTCCTGCTCTGGAAGTATCCATCACAAACATTCTTTTGGTATACCCAATTTGAACAGCAGCTAATCCTATGCCGTGGTGTTGATACATAGCTCTATACATAAATTTAATAAGTCTACTAGTTTTATCATCTAGTGGAAAAGCAACATCTTTACTTACTTCTCTTAATAAAGGGTCAGGATACTTTACTAATTCTATGTACATAGGTGCCTCCTAGTCTCCCAGTCAGCACCTATTCGCGCGTTATCCATTATGGATTCTATCATTCTTGCCTGTAAGTCGTTGATTGAAGGAATGTCTGTTTTGGGTCTTTTTTTAAGACTACCCTCCAGGCAGCAGAACTATTTTGTTTACCAATTAATTGGCTTTGTTGTAATTCTATTTTACCTATTTCATTCAGGCCACCTCGGTCGTTTTCCATATAAATAAAACAATCTGATATAGATGTACCTTTATTACCGTTAGTGAATTTGTCTAGAATTTGTTGAAGATCTCTCAATCTTAGACTCATTTATCCTCCTTGATATAACTCTGATTAATTCATACCACTTACGGCCCCACATCTCTCTTACTTCACCACTGGTTCTCCAATAAGTATTGGCTATATTATCCAATCTTCTTTGATCTCGTTTTATAATACTCATCTACCCTCCTTAAAAAGTTATGCATATGTTTTTGAAACTCCAAACCTTCAATAACAAATTCCTGATAATAATTATCTTTACTACACATCATAATTACACCTTTAGAAATTTTGGTGTTGAACAAGATATTATGAGCCATTGCGTAAGCTGCCAACTGAAGACAATAATCCTCAATCCATTCTTTACGTTTTGGTTTGTTAGTTTGCTTGAAGTCTATAATAGCGTCTTGATTTTTATGTACACCTACTAAATCTGTTTGGCGCATATAATCCTGGGTAGTACAAAGTACATTCTGTGCCATAAAATTCTGTCATATTGGATAATCCATTTTGGATAACTTGAATGGCCATATTGTGAGCTTGTTTACCTACATTGGTTTCATCTAAATAACCTTCTTCTAATACATACTTCTCTAATATTTTGTGCATTGCTGTGCCTCTCGCGGCGCTCTCACTCATAATCCGCGCTGCACGCTCCTCTCCCTCCCGTTGACGCCAAGCGGCCAGCGATTCGCGTTTCTCGTCTGTTTGAGTTTGGTCCAGGATCGTTGTAACACTTGGTAATTTTTCTTTATCAAACACATAGTGTCGTTTACCTTCTATCTTCTCTCGTTGAGTCTTAGGGTATTTATATTTATTATTTTTTTTCATCTTATATCTCCAGTTATAACCTTGTAAATCGTACCAATAGGTTTAGGCACTTTGTTATTTGATGAACAAGATGTTAATAGTATTAAAATAATTATAATTCTCATAATAGTTTAGTTGCATCCTTTAATTTTAAATCACCAATCATCTTAGGTATAAAAGTATTATTACCAAAGTAAGTATTATCCGGTAACATTTTTTCATACCAAATAGGCTCGGGTATTTTTTTTAAATTCCAGGCCCAATATGAACTATCATTAAATCTACACACATAGCCCGGTATTTTATTTAACACCTTACCTTGATTAATTAAGAAATTATATTTCTTTTTTTCGATCAGCGATCCGTCAAAGTCGTGTGGCCCATAACGTTCTCTATTCTTTAACTCTTGTATGTAATTACTGTTCTCAATATCCATCGAGCTATACTCTTCGTGAATCTTACGACAAGGATCATTAACAAAAATTTTTGTGTTAAGTTCTTCAATCATTCGGTTTTGTGTGTTTCTCCAACTCATTTATGTAGCTCCCTATATTTTTTTAAATCAATAACGTTACTAGAAATAGGATTATCAGGTGTATAATGATCTATAATTTTTGAGATCTTATCTAATTTAATTTGAGCATAAGGAAATAATAAACAACACACGTGAAAGGCATCTCTAAAACAACATCTCCATCGATATTGCATTTTATGGCCTCCTTTTCTAGGTTTTTTACGCACGGTACCACATCCTACAACAGAGTGAACCCATTCTATTATAAATTTATCAGTCATAGAAATCTCCATAACAATACGCCAACATTTATATCGATTAACTTTGTTACCTTTTTTCTTACGTTCATAATATTTTTTGTAAGTAATACTTCCTTCTCCATCAAATAATCCAGCGATGTAGGCTGCATCAACTTCAGTCATTGTTTCCTTTAAAAAATTTTTTGCAATGTTCAGCAAACTTCTCATCATCTAATTGATCACCGAAAAGTTTTATAATGGCTTTGTAAGCGCCGCCACCTTGGTACTCAACATCTTTTTTAGAAACGTTATTATTTTTTTTAAATTTTATTTTATTTTTTATCGACATATAAAACCGTGAATTTATCTTCATAGCCATCATAATAATAACCATTAACTTTTGGTTTTCTGCTATATTTTTTTTTACTTTCTACCTTCTTGGGTTTAAATTTGGGTGTTCGAAGCGCTTTGGCCACAGGATTTTTCACTGTAGCCTCGCTTTTTGAGCTATCTCATCGAGCTCCTCAATCGTAGGCGCTTCCATTTCTAGTTCGCCTTGTGATTTACATTTCTCACATTGAACAACCATATTCTTAGCAATTCTTTTGTAACCATTGCCGGTACATTCTGGGCAAATATATCTATTGTTTGGTATTTTTATCTTTTCCATTTGCTTTCACACCTTTGTTATCTAAAAAAAATCTAATAAGTCTGCCAATCATTTTTGACCTGGTCCTATTAGTTTTTACTGCGAGGGTCCCTAATTGTTCCCAATCAGCCTTATTAACTGATAGAGATTTATACTTAGCTGGATCTGCCATTCGTTTCCTTTCTGATTTTTATTCTTCTCATAGGTGGGAATTTACCCATAAAAAAAAGAATTTGCAAGTGTTATTTTTTTATTATAATGTGAGGATCTCTTCTCACACCTTTTGTTTGTTCGTCCCTTTCTTGGGACGGACAGACAACTTAAATATCCATTTTAGGTTCACACTTAAACCCAATCACAATTCTGTCATTATTAACACGATCTTGCCCCATTTGATTCATCATTTCTTTGGCTATATCATAACCTGAGGTTGCACATTCAAAGTGTGAATTATAAACTTCTTGACTTGGTGTAGGAGGTAAACAGTTCTGATACATTTGTGTACAGATTGTAAATACTAATATGAATTTCATTAACGCCCCTGACCACGATACTTCTTCCAAGTTCTTCGTTTATGTTTATTCATTTTACATAAACTAGGGTGTCTACCAATATTTGTTTTATTAAATATAGGTTCGTGTACTACTTGATCTTTAAATTTTTTCGCCATCTTCTTCTAGCCATTCTCTAACAAAAGGTTTAGCACCTTTGGGTGCTGTAATAGTGGGCAAATAAACTATCTTACCATTAACGTGTTGCTCTAAATCAGCACCACAATTCATACATCTAAAATAATCTCTTCCAATACAAACTAATCCCGTGAATTCTTCACAGGTTGGACATTTTCCATTTACAACTTCAGCTACAAATTTGAGTCTTTTTTTTCTAGGCATTACTCTAGTATTAATGCTTTTATAGAGTAAGATCCATCTATATTTTTTTCTAATTCTGCTTTAGATTTGATACATTTGTATTGTACATTAGGTGCAGGGACTCTAGTAGCCTCACGTTTATGCTTTAAACAAACTGACATTGAAGGTTTTCCTGTGTCTGGATCAACCTGTATTCTATGCTCCTTGATATCCGGCCCTATAAACATTAGGAGGGCTACAATATGCTCGATCATAATATTTTACCTTTGTTCTTACCCTCTTTAATCATATATTTTTGTGTGCCATTCGCACCTATCTCTACTTCTTCTTTTAATTTTTTAGTAAAGTTCATTTGTTTAGCTTTTTTTTCTGTGTCTTCTAAATACTTTAAAAGCTTTCTAGTGATTCGATCCATTTCCATTGGCTCTTACCTTATCTTTCAACTGTTCTACATCAATTAATAACTTTTCAGTTTGTTTTTGTAAAAATTGTATATTAACTTTGTTGTGCATCATATCCTCGATCCGCGTCTCTATCTTCTCTACCGACTTATAAAGATCTTCCAATAAAAATAGCTGCTCTTGGTCTACCGGGACCTGTTCGGACTTCTTAAGCAAATCATTTTCAAACAATTCACGTGAAGTCTCTAACGATACTAACCTTGAAGTTAGCTCGGTATAAGCGAAGACGCCCATTGCTACGAGAACGATGAGGCTAGCAACCGTCTTCATTGGCATTTGCACTGCGGCTGATTCAGAAATTTTTAAGGCCATAACTATTTATAAAAATCGTTAAAAAGCCACTCTACAAATTTGTTCCATAGATTTTTAATCTTATCTATTATTTTACAACAAATGTTTTTACATTTTTCAATCATTTTTTTTCTCCTCAATTTCATAAAAGAAATTGTCAGTGTCTTCGGTTTTCCATTTACCTGTATCTTCGACATTCCACTCGTTTGTTTGCACTTTCCAGTCAGGAATATTATCTTTCACTGTGAAAGAAGGTAGATCCCATATACATCTGTTGTTTGGCTGTGCCGCATAGTTCCCATCATCGAGGGCTATGATGTGAGCGCACTTATGTTCGTGCGGAATTTCCGAATGATCGGTATCTAGTATATTACCATCTGGATGTGCCCAGTCAACTGTAAATAAATAACTACCGTGGTGCCATTTCTTGTCTTTACCTATGTATTTGCCTGAAGCTGCGCTTAAGATATTCCAAGAAGTAACAGTAGGAAAATAACTAAAAGAATTCCATAACTCCAGTTCGTCAAGTCTACGTTTAGGAACATCTTCGATTTTAAATCCTCTTTGAATAAATGCTGATATTGGGAGACGATAAAAGATTGCACCATTTTCCATAATTGCGTGAAATAAGATTGCACGCCCACCCATAGAGGTGATACCAAAGATAATACAGTCTTCAACTTCTCCGTGATGTTTTTTAAGATCATATAAATACTCCTTTCGTATTTGTGCATAGGTAGCTGGAATGTTTGCATTTAAATAAGCCATTATTTTATTTTACCCCAGTTTTCTCCTTGCTCATAATCTACTTTGTTCGGTACTTTAAGTTTTACAGCGGACTCCATTATCTCAATAATGTTTTCAGCTTTAGCATCAGATTCAACAGATATATCTACTTCATCGTGAATTTGAATGTGTGGTATTATACCATTTTCATATAAAGCTACCATAGATTTTTTTGTCATATCTGCTGCAGATCCTTGTATTAATTTATTTAATGCTTTGTAAGTAAACGCACGTTTTAATGGTTCATCATATTCTTTTCTAGCCATCTCTAGTGGTAGTGGTTTAAATATACCAAATTGAGTTGGCTGCCATAAATCAAAATGACACGCACGTCCTCCTAAAGTTCTAATCTTACCTCTGTCATTTGCTTTACGAGATACATTATCCATAAGTTGTTTTACGAATGGAGCTTTACTGTGATATTGTTTTATTAATTTTTCTGCAGACTCTTTCATTAAACCCAATTCGGCCATTAATTTATTTTTACCCATACCATACATAAGACCCAAATTGATCGTCTTGGCTTGCTTACGTTCTATGCCTGCCATATCGGCCACGACTTGGTGGAAATCAGCGTCTCCGGCGTTGTATGCGTCTACAATTTCATCAACACCTGATAAATTTTGTAGTTTTGCATAATGCACTAAAATTCTAGGCTCTTGTTGTGAGTAGTCAAACGATCCCCATTTACATTTTTCTTCCGGTATAAATATAGATCTTATCATTGGACCAAGTTCAGGATGTCTTGCTGGAATCTGTTGTAAGTTTGGATTACTCATACTAAATCTACCTGTTACGGTACCACCTGCATCGGATCTAATTTGATTTATGTCAGCGTGTATTCTACCCTTAACTGCGTGTTTAGTTATTGAATCTATAAATGTAGTGTGAGCTTTGTTTATCTCTCTTGCATCTGCAATCAGTTTTGGTAATTCGTGTGGGTGATTTTGTAAAAAGTTTTTTGTAAAACTTGGTTCTTTACTTTTTTCTGTTCTATCGTATGGAAGTTTTAGTTTATCAAAAGCTTTTGCAATAGATCTAGCTGCGTGTATTTCTACATCAACATTAGTTAAGTCTTTGATTCTACTGACAATTTTAGCTTCTCTTTCCATAAGATTTTTTTTAATTTTAGCTGCTCTTTCAAGATCAACTCTTACACCTTTAAATCTCATATCTACTAAACAAGGAAATAATTTTGTCTCTAAATTAAATACATCCCAAAGTTCTTCTTTATATAATTCTGTTTCTAATCTCTTCCAAAGTTTAAGTGTAGACTCTGCATCACGTTCTGCGTATTGACCTACAAATAATGCAGGTAATCTCCACATATCTTTTTTAGGATCTAAACCATATTCTTTTGCTGCTGCATTTAAAATGCTTTCATCTTTACCCATACCTACATAAAATTTTGCCAGTGTATTTAATGCATAAGACATTCTGTTCTCATCTATTAAAGACGCTGCTATCATTGTGTCTACTATTTTACCCTTAACAATTATACCTGCTGACCTTAACCAGCAAATATCGTACATTGCATTGTGAAATATAAAGGTAGTATCTACCTGGCTACAAATATCTTTTAGCCAATTTAACACTAGATTTTTATCCATATTACCACCAGATTCGTGGTGGATAGGAAAATAGCCTGACCAGCCCTCTACGGCCACCGCAACGCCAGCAATATGGCCTTTTCCAGTCACATTACCAGAGCCTAGCTCCTTTAAATGTGGATCATTAGTCTCTAAATCGATTGCTATTTCTTTTGCACCTTTGAGATTTTTTAATTCTTCTGGCATTACCCACTCTGTTTCTGGAGTGAACAAAGGTATTTGTGTATTTCTCATTCGTAATCCCTTTCGATTATCATATCAATATAGTGTTTAGCTTTTAGAAGGTCTTCTCTTCCACCTTTTTTAGATGCTCTCACTATGTATTTTATAGCGTTCCCCTCCGCGAAAAGCAACTTGTTTTTATTTATAAACTCTGCGGGCTGAATGACAAAATCTTGATAGTGACTTCCACCAACCTGTCTGACTAAAGATTTTAAATCTCCTAATTTAGCATTTTTATTTATTACTCCTGATTCGAAAAGTTTTTTATATGTTTTTTTCATAGTATATAAGCTCGATCAAAATCCTTTGGATCTAAGACGTGTAATTCACGCTTCGCTCTCGTCGCTCCAGTGTAGAATAATCTATGTAATTCATCCGGGTCGTGACTAAACGTTTCTAGCGCTGCATTAGTTATGTCTTGCATCAATAAAACTTTGTCGGCTTCTCCTCCTTTTGCTCCGTGTATTGTTGACATTATGATACGAGGATTTTTATTTATCATCTCACCATTCGCCCTCATATTACGAATGTAATTCTCTGTGATATTATCTAAGCCTTCAAAGGCATCATACCAAACACTATCAGTTAGTAATCCGTGTTCAGCTTTACAATCTCTCATTAAATATTTTTGATCAGTATGAAGTGTTTTAGCCTTTCTAAATCCTTCTAATACATTTGATCCTAAATATTCATATATATTTTTTATTTCTAAATAATTTAATGAAGCATTAGCACGCCAAGCTTCCCAATTATTTAATGCTAACAATAATTTAAGTGGTATAGAGTTTCGTCCCTTGTATTGATAGTACCAGCCACGCAGTTCACATACTTCTTTGACCTGATCTAAAAAATGATTTGCTGATGATAAAACTAACCAATTACCTTTAGACATATCTACTTGTGTAATATCCGAATATCTTTTTAATATTCCTTCTTCGACCCTAGGTTTATAATTTTTATCAAATCTATTTTCTACTTGATTAATTATTTTTTGTGATAATTCGTGTATTGGTCCACCAGGAATACGATAGGATTGATCTAATGTTTGTATATCATCTACTTCTTCTTTAAGTGCTATGAAGTGATCTACATCTGCACCGGCCCATTTAAATATTGCCTGGTCATCATCACCTGCAATATAAGTCTTACCGGCTTCAGCCCAAATCTTTCTGACCATTTCCCATTGTAATAAAGATAAGTCTTGAGCTTCATCTATAAATAATACTTCAAACTTATTTGTAGTTTCTTTTAATAAATAATCTTCAATCAAATCGTTGAAGTCTTTGAGTCCTTTTTCTTTTTTAAATCTTTTTAGTTCTTCTGCTAATAAAAATAACGTGTTTCTTTCTATGTCTAATATATTTTTTCTTGAATCATAATATTCTAATAAGTCCATTCGCTTAACAGCTGCTGTATTTATTATTGTAAGATATTCATTATCAGAATTAAATGTACCATCTCCATCAGAAAATTTTGCAACTTTAATTGGAATACCACACTTCTCACCAAACTCTTTGTAGTCTTGGCTACCCATCATTTTTTCTCTAGTCATTGATAACTGATTAAATGCATAAGAATGCAAAGTTCTAAAATAAGTTAGATCATCTTCTACATCCAAGTTAAATTTTTCCGCAGCCCTAGTCGCTGCTTCTGTTGCAGCTTTCTTTGTAAAAGAAAAATAACCTATTTGTTTAGGTCTTATTCCTTGTTGTATAAACTGATCCACTAGATTCAACAACGTTGTTGTTTTGCCTGTTCCAGGAGGTCCCAGTATTATTGTTTTCATATTTTTTTACCTTACGTTCAAGTATTTTGTTTTTAAGTTTAAGTTCTTCATTTTCTTTTTCTAATTTTTCTATCCGCAATCTAAAGCGTAAATGCCAGTTAACTCCTATATCATTATCAAACATTAAAAGTTTTCTATTTCATATGGTGTTTTAGATACCGACGCTTCTGTTTGTTTCATTGTTTTAATTTTTACTAATCTTGGTTGTTGTTTTTTTATTCTTACTCTCTCTTCTCCAACAAAATTTTCTAATCTTTTTATTAAGTTACCTGTTTTAGTTTTATCCATTTCCCAATGATTCCTTTTACAAAAATTATAAAAGTCTTCCATTCTAAAATAAGTAAATTCTTTTTTATCATCCGTGTATGGGAGCTTATTAAATACATCATCAATCGTTCTAGCCGACTGTCTGTTCGTCGTCCAATCTTGTAGTAATCCTGTAATTTCATTTTCCGGATGTAAAGATTCTAAAGGTTCTACTTCTTGTAAATCTTGCATCATTGGTTTTAAAAAATGTTGCTTCCAATCTTTTGGTTTAGGTACAGGTACAATTAAATTTGCTTGATCTAAACAAGCTAAAGCAAACAAAGGTGGACTATAAAGTTGTTCTGATTTTAATTCGATTCTTTTTTTATCCACACTTAAAAACCATTGTGGTGGATTAGATGAATACTTAGTTAAACTTCCAAGGACAGGCATTTCCTCTTCCCCAAAACCTACACCAAATCTTTTTGTTCTACATAAACCTGATTGACATACTGCATTGATAGGTGCATCTTTACATCTATATTTGTCGTAACCTTTTCTATTTACAGATTTAATTAATTGTTGAACCTCACTATTACTTAATGGTGGTTCCATAAATTTTTGATTAGCTTTTACAATCTCATCTTCCCAAGTATCTGGAGAAGATTGTTTGTAGTAAACTGCTATATTAAATAATGCATTATTCCTAGACCCCTCACCAAAACCAATTGTTGCTAATTTGTTTAAGCAAGGAGGTCCTCCAGGAAATGCTTCTTCTATTTTTTTCTTTTCCGTTTTAATTTGTTCCACCTCTTCTTTTCCACAAGCCAAAACATCATAGAGCTTATAAAATTCCTCAAGTGTACAACCGGAGCCATTATCGTTGATAGCATAACGTAGTCCTTTCATATCATTGTAGTAGGGTAAATTTAAAAAGTTACCAGTGTCCCCACGTTCCACCAGTATCTCTGTTTGTTTAGGAAAAATTTCTGATCCTTCATAGCCAAGTATGATAGATATTTCTTTTAATTTTGACTGCATCAATGATGCAGGAATGTTCTCTTTGGTAAATAAAAATACGTGAGCACCGCCTGATTTAGAACGGCAAACAATTAATGGGAGGTTAAGATTTCGTATGCTTTGAATGAGGCTAGTGTGATCGAAATTATACTCGTCAATATCAATGCACCCCCAGCGACAATCGTTATTTTCTGTAATAGGGATAATTCCAAGGGCTGCTCCTTTTCCTTCGAGATGGTTTTTCCAGAGTTCATCTGTGACGGTGCCACGTACAATAAAAGCTTTGCCTTTTTGCTTTCCGTTTTCACCTCGTTCACCGGGTTGATATTGTCCATATGCTATAGTTAATCCGTTAAATATATTTTTGAATTTGTTCATTATCACTTCTCATTTCTTTGTAAAGGGGAAAGTTTCCTTTCCCCTTATTTTTATTAGTAAGGAGTTGAATCCTTAACTTTCTCTTCTACATCAGCTTTTGTTTGAACGGTCCCTTTAGATACATTTCCAGAAAAATTCTTTGCATCTAAATACAAAGTCTTATCTGCTTGTCCTAAAATTCTGTCCTGCGTTACAACCCAGCCATACCAAGAACCTTTGTCGTTCTTTTGTAAGGTAGATGCTAGATTATAAACAACTCCGTGCATAGGAGGTATAGCAAATCCCCCTTTACCATCAGCAATTTGTATGGTTTTCATCATTGAATTCCATTTTTTGCTAACGTTTAATTGAGTTGATTTCATTGTGATCAAAGCAGGTGTATAACCACCATTCTTTGTCTCAATCATTACATAGTAAGAAGCTGTCTCTTCTAAATAGTTACCGTTAGGTAATCTTATTTTAGAGCCATCTCTTTTACCTGTTGCGATTATCGGACTGTTCGGTAAGTGTACAGCCACAGGAGCACCCGGACCATCACCTCTATCCGACCACTCAGGATAATCTTTCTTATAGTAACAAGGAATTATCTTGATACCTTTTTTACCATCGTATAGTTCGCTGGTAACAGTATTATAGATCATACCAGGTTTGGCACCTTCTATATACTTTGCATCACCATCAGTTACCTGTGGTGATAGCTGTCCTAAGATTCTGACAAATGGTAACGCCATATCGTCTTGCGTCATATTTTCAAAACCTTTGGATACGTCATCACCAAACAGTGCTAGTGATGTGTCTTGTTTAGCTTTTATTTCATTAGCCATTATACATTCTCCATTAGTTATTTCCGGGTGATTTTAGTTTTGTCTTTAATCCAAGTATTAAAGACATCAGAAGGCATATCGAGCCCGGACTCAATACGCTCTCTGAATAGAGCAGTTAATGTCATCCAAGCCACATCAGATTTCTGTTGTGGTTCGTATCCATTCTCTGCTGCAAGGTCCAACAATTGTTTCGCCTTGTCATCTTCTCCTTTACCAAAAGTAACAAAGATATTGTTTTTAATAATATCTCCTAAATTCTGGTCACGAAGCCATTGATAGGCTGCAGTTCTCTTCGCTTCATCTTTTGGAAGAGTGCACCTAAATTCTTTTTTAACAGATACTTTAGATCCATCAGCTAACTTAATTTCTGATAATCCTTGTTCTGCTAATAATTCTGGTATTACTCTTGAACTAATTTGATCAGCTTCTTCTTTTTTCATTTTAAGCTTTTCTTCTAGTTCTTCTATATCGTCCTCTACTTTTTTTAACTTTACACATTCTTGTGCAACCGTTGTCACCTCTACATTATCTAAAAGATCTTTCGAATCTTCTAACATCATATTTCTTACATCTTCACTCATAGTTATCCTTTCTGATACATATCTACTTCAAGTGGATAGTATCTGTATTCACGTTTATCCCACTTTAACATATTAAACTGCCCGGCTGTTACTTCACTTACAACTGCAGTAGATATACCTATTATTACAGGATCTCCTACAGCAAGTAAATAATCTTCTTTACGAAAATCTTGTAAATTCTTTTTCATCTTCTGCGTGTATGGTGCAGTAGAGAATATTGCCTGATCTCTATTAGGCAAACAAATTACAAGATACCCAAAGTCGGACGCACTTAATATATTTATATTAGGTGGGGGTTGTTGAATTACATAAACAAATTTTTCATTAGGATTACTTTTATGAAACTCTAAAAAGTTTGCTAATGATTCCGGTTTGTATAACTCAAATATTTTATTTTTCATTTCTTATTTCTTGACAAGGTTTAACATAGGATATATATACTTGTCAACTAGAAAGAATAAAAAAATTATGAAGTATAAATTTAAGACTAAGCCTTATAAGCATCAGCTTGTTGCGTTAGAAAAATCTTGGGACAAAGATGAGTTTGCTTATTTTATGGAAATGGGTACAGGTAAATCTAAAGTATTGGTTGATAATATGGCTATGCTTTACGATAAAGGTAAAATAAATGGGGCGCTAATTATAGCACCAAAAGGTGTATATAGAAACTGGTATTCACAAGAAATACCAAATCATTTAGCTAATCATATAGATCATAAATCTGTATTATGGACTGCAACTTCATCTAAAACAAAAGATAAAGAGTACCAACAATTATTAAAAATAGATTTAGACCTTCACATTCTTATAATGAATGTAGAAGCATTTTCGACAAAAAAAGGCCTTGAATTTGCCACAAGATTTCTTAATTGCCACAAAGCATTAATAGCTGTGGATGAGTCTACAACAATCAAAACACCAACTGCAAAAAGAACTAAAGCTATTTGTTCTATAGGTAAACTTGCAAAGTATAGACGGATTCTTACAGGATCGCCTGTAACTAAATCACCATTAGATTTATATACTCAATGTGAATTTTTAAATGAAAATCTTTTAGGGTTTACTTCTTATTATACTTTTAGAAATCGATATGCGATTATGAAAAATGCAAACTTTGGGGGTCGTAGAGTACAACTCGTTGGTGGCTATCAAAGACTTGATGAGCTGTCTCAAATCCTTAAACCTTTTTCCGATAGAGTATTAAAAGAAAATTGTTTAGACCTGCCTCCAAAAACTTATATTGAAAGACAAGTAGAATTAACGGATGAACAAAACAAAGCTTACTCTACTATGAAATCCGCGGCCCTCGCTTCTTTAAAAGGTAAGATGGCTACAGCTCCACACATCCTGACACAATTAATGAGATTACATCAAATTACTTGTGGTCATTTAAAAAATGATGATGACTCAATTACTGAAATAAAAAACAACAGAATTAATTCTTTAATAGAATTACTTGAAGAAGTAGAAGGTAAAGTTATTATCTGGGCCAACTATGTCTATGACATCAAACAGATTGTAGCTGCCATTACTAAAAAATATGGTGAACATTCTATTGTTCAATATTATGGTGCAATCCCAGCAGATGTGAGACAAAAAAATATAGAAAAGTTTCAAGATCCAAAATCTACTGTACGATTCTTTATTGGTAATCCACAGACCGGTGGATATGGAATCACGTTAACTGAAGCTAATAATGTGGTTTACTATTCTAATGGATATGATTTAGAAAAAAGACTACAGTCAGAAGACAGAGCACACAGAATAGGTCAAAAGAAGTCGGTAACATATGTTGATCTTATAGCACCTAAAACTGTTGATGAAAAGATTAGAAAAGCGTTGCGTAAAAAGATTAATATTGCTACAGAAGTTATGGGCGAAGAATTAAGGAATTGGATATGAAACCCATAATGATTACATTGTTATATTTAACATTTGGTGGAGACATCAAGATGGACACGTTTGAAATACAAATGAGCTGTGATACGTGGTTTCATCATAACGTAAAATTACACGAAACAAAAAAGAAAGTATTTATGCGAAATATGTATTATCACACCTATAAAGATAAAAGAGTTATTGGTTATATTTGTGGAGATGAACCCCCACAATAATTAAAAGTATGGAATTATTTATAAATAATTTTTTTGATTGGTGTGTAAAAGTATTAGAAATTATAGGTGATTATACAGGGTGGGGCTATGAATTAGCTAATATAATCATTTTTGTTTTTCTTCAACCAGCCTTAATTTTACTATTTTTTTGTTTATGGATTCGTGCTAAAAAGCATAATGGCAGAAAAAGAATCTATATTCAGAAAAGCACTAAACGTTGTACCTCCTAACGTAAGACAATTTTCTTATGATTTATTTGGTGGAAAAGAAGATTTTACCGAAGATAAATTATCACCAGCTTATGAAGAAGAATTAAAAGGTATAGCAGAAAAAGCTTTAAGTGAAGGAAAAAATACTATTTCTTATAAAGATTATGATCAAGGAACTGCTGGAAAATCTATTTTTAAAAATATATTTAGTAAAAACTATAATCTTAAAACTTTAATTGGTTCTGGAAAAGTATCTATAAATGATAATGGAGAGATTGTAGTTACGGATAAATTTGATTATAATGATGCTAAAGATCTTGATTCATTAGCCGATGTAAAAGAAATGATAAAGGGTGTTGTTGAAGCATATAAAGGTAGCACTAAAAATAGACCAGATGGTATTTATGGTGCTATCAGAGAAGGTATTAGATATTTTGGATCTGCTCCTGGTGAAGGATCTGATGTTAAAATTAATTTAGGAAAACCTACTACAAAAGAAACTTAAATATCCTGTAATCCCGTTTCGCGATTCAAGTATTTGTATTCTATCTTATGAACATCGAAGTCTTTCATAATCTTATTACAAATATCTGTAGGACTAAAATCACCACAACTATAAACATCTAATTGCATTAGTGCAGGCTTTGGTTCATCCCAAATATGCATAGCGATGTGTGATGTTTCTATTATAGCGACAGCTGTTATGCCTCGGTTACCAGGCATCGAGCAATACTTTACGTAAGGGCCCATAAAGACTTTCATATCAATGGATTCTATAAAACCCATCATCCATTCTTTTAGCCAGTCTTCATCTGTTGGTGGCTTACTTGCTTCAGCACGAATAATTAAATGTTTGTGAACAAGTAAACTATTTTTCATCTTGGCTACTTTAATATTTCTGTGGCTTTGCCAAGTACGGGTTTGTATTTTGTGCGACCTTCTTCTCTATATGCGTGTAAGAAACTAGCTCTTGGAGTATCTGCGATCCAACTACAATGTATCCATCCGCTATTAGGTTCTCCTGGAGTGTAGAACTCAAGTATAAGCTGGTCATAGGTTAACTCCTTTTGAATCCAGTCAGCAAGCTCTGCGTTATCAACTCCTAAACATTCAAAGTCTGCCGCCTCTGCTTTTGCGTGCTGTGAATTTACCGAGCTTCCAATGGCTAGACACAATTTTGGGCTACGAAATCCGCTGGTAATCTTAACCCTGCCGAAGTGATCTCTTACAGGTTGTAATATATTTTCGCAAAGTAATTTTAATTTTTCTATTTGATCAGAATTAGGATTGTTATCAATGCCCTGCCTGATAGCTGTATCGGATTTGATAAGCTCTTGGAGGCTAAAATTACGTGAAAGCTGCATTAGTTAAACATCCTTTCCAACACAAAGACGACTGCTGTTCCCGCAACAGTCAAAAGAACCCAATAGAACTTGTCTATCTTTCCGCCCAATTTTTCTACGTCTTGGTGTACGTGTGATAAATTTTTCTTAACGCCAGATATATGGCCGTAAAGGGATAAAATATGTTCTCTTGTTGTCTTTGGTTTAATGCTCATTATGGTTTAATAAAGTTATCTAAGTTGTTAGCTTTGCTTATTTTTTGATCCGTATTAAGTCTTTCATATGGAATGTTTGTAGTTGGTATACCAACGTTTCCTTGCCCAATAAAGCCTGTATTAACAGGAGTAGTTGTAACCATTTCACTAACTTGGTCAACTAAATTTGGAATAATA